AGACATCAAATCAGCCTGGAGTTTTGAATCATTTAACAAGCATTTATTAAGCACTCCGAATGAAATATATTTGCGCCAATTAGATTGCTACATGGATTTGTGGAACATCAAAGATTCATTACTGGTCCATGTATTGGTTGATACACCATTCAATCTTATTGATGATGAGATTAAACGATTAGATTGGAAGTACAATATAAGCGATTTTAATGGTGATGTAAGAGATGAATTTATCGGTGATGTAGTTGATTTAGTTCAGAATCATATCTTCACTAGAAAAGGCTTGGAAGATTATTGCCTAGAATCTTCAAACGTACACATAGATTGGTTTGATAATTTTATTGAACTAGGTGATGATCAAAGAATCCATATGATTAGCCATTCATACGAGAAGGAACGAATAGAGCAAAGAAACGAATGCATCAAGATTGCAAGACAATACATGAATGATGTTCGACCAATAAACAATATTATCAAATAACTAAAAACAAAAACAATGACACAAGCAAAAGAACAAGCCTGGATAAAAGGCATCGAAGATGGTACATTTCAAGGAGATGCAGCCAAGATTTACAACATGATAAAAGACAATCATGTGATGACATTGCCGGAAATATCATTGGCAATGGATAAGCGATTCAATCAGTTTAGTGGCCGTATTTCCGAGCTACTTGATGCTGGATTAATCAAGGAAATGAAAGGTGACAAATACAGCCTATTCCGAATAACGCAAAGCGATCAAGAAAAGTATGAATTTGCCAAGATTCGCAAATCAGAAAAGATTGAAAAGTTGCGTAAAAAGGCTGATGAATTAGGTTATTTAATTGTCGAAAAATTGTGGTAATGAAGGCTGGAAGTAAAGTGAAAGTATATCTTGGCAATGTGGCTTGTTGTTATGGCATAGCTACTGGCAGAGTAAAGAAAATGAACGGATTTGATATTTCTGAACTTAAAGAATGTGAGCCATTCGAAACGGCTGAAGCAGACTATTTCCGTGATGCTAACCAGGTTTCATTTGACATAAAGTTTGCCAAAGAAATCAAGACATTCAATAATGACAAAAGGATTTATTTGAATACCGGAACATTCAACTATTACAAGATGAAGAAGGAATGCTTTAAGTACGAACAACAAACACTATTTTAATTAAAAAAAGTATTAAATTAGCATAAACAAAAAACAATGACATACGAACAATTAATTATGTCCAAAACTCACACTACTGGAGATTTTGGATTTGACGCAAATTTTTATCCTAACATTGCGTTTGACTTTCAAAAACACATTATTGATTTATCTATTAAAAAAGGTCGTAAGGCGGTATTTGCTGATACTGGATTAGGTAAGACATTAATACAACTATCTTTAGCTCAAAACGTAGTTTTAAAAACAAATAAAAGAGTTTTAATTCTAACACCTTTAGCAGTTGGTTTTCAGTTTTTAAAAGAAGCTAAAAAGATTGGAGTGCCAGACGTTTACCAAACTATCAAAGGGGAATTAAAAGGTAAAATAATTATTTGCAATTATGAAAGATTACATTTTTTAGACCCGAAAGATTTTGAGTGCGTAATATGTGATGAAAGTAGTATATTGAAAAATTCAAAAGGTGCTATAAAAAATATGGTAGTTTCTTTTATGCGTAAAATGCCTTACAGATTTTTAAGCACAGCAACGCCATCACCAAACGATTTTATAGAACTTGGTACAAGTAGTGAAGCTCTTGGTTACATGGGTTATATGGATATGCTGGGTAAGTTTTTTAAAAGCAATCAAAACTCTGTAGATTCAAACAATAGAAACATAGGAAGTAAATTTTATCTTAAACCACATGCAGAAAAAGATTTTTTTGCATGGGTTAATCAATGGGCAATTATGGTAAAAATGCCTAGCGATTTGGGATTTAGCGATAAAGGTTATATTTTGCCTAAACTTACGGTAAACTCGCACATGGTTAAAAACCAATCTTTAATAGATCTTAATGGGCAAGTGCAAATGTTTACACCTATTGCAAAGACAATGACAGAGGTAAGACATGAGCAGAAGCAAACAGAACAAAGTAGAAGCGAAAAAGCGGTAGAACTTGCAAAAGGTAAAACATCTGTATATTGGTGTAATACAAACAACGAAAGCAAAATTTTAAAAACATTAGATAGTGAAGCGGTTGAAATTATTGGAAGCCAAACAATAGAACAAAAAGAGGAACGCTTACTTGCTTTTGCAAACGGAGAAATTAAACGTCTTATAACAAAGGCTAAAATGACTGGAATGGGTTTAAATTGGCAGCATTGCAATCATGCAGTATATTTTCCTACTTGGAGTTATGAACAATACTATCAAGCTATTCGCAGGTTTTGGAGATTTGGACAAAAAAAAGAAGTATTTATTGACTTGGTTTTATCCGATGGTCAAACAAGGGTAATACAAGCACTTGAAGAAAAAACAAAAAAGGCTATTGAGTTATATCAAAACCTTGTTAAAAATGTAAACTCTAGCTATGAAGATTCTGTAAAAGAATTTAACAAAGACATTATTAAACCAAAATTTTTATAAAACAATGAATAAGGTAAAAAATCAATTAATTACAGAAGATTATGCTATTTATAATAGCGATTGTATGTACGTTCTTCCAACTTTAGAAGATGAAAGCGTAGGTCTTGGTGTATATTCTCCTCCTTTTGCTGGATTATACAATTATTCAAGCAGTCCTAACGACTTTAGTAATTGCGATTCAAAGGATGAATTTTTAACACAGTACGACTATTTAATTAAAGAAATGTCAAGAGTAACTAAAAAAGGTCGTTTGAATTGCGTACACGTTACGGAAGTTGTAGAAAATGATGGTAGTAGCTGGGATTTCCCAAATGAAGTAATACGATTACATGAAAAACATGGGTTTTTATATAAAGGTCGTGTAACAATTTGGAAAGAGCCTTTAAAAGTTCGTATGCGTACTATGGTAAAATCGTTAATGCACAAATTAATAGTAGAAGATGCTACACAATGTTTTCCAGCACAACCAGACTACTTACTTTTATTCAAGAAAAAGGGAGAAATTGAACAACCAGTAACGCATGAATTTGGAATGAATAATTACTTTGGTGAAACTCCAATTCTTCCAAACATTTTACAAGCATGGAATAATGCAAATAATTCAAATTTAACATCCGAACAACTTTGGGAACATTTAAATTCAATTAACGAAAGCAATAAAATAACAAAGCTTAATCATTATGTTTGGCAGAGGTACGCATCTTCTGTTTGGGATGATATTCGTATTGATAATGTTTTGCCTTTTAAAGATTCAAGAGAAGAAGATGATGAAAAGCACGTTCATCCTTTACAATTAGATGTAATTGATAGATGTGTATATCTTTGGAGTAATCCAAATGATGTAGTATTAACTCCTTTTATGGGTGTAGGAAGCGAGGTTTACAGTCCAGTTTCTATGGGTAGAAAAGGTATAGGTATAGAGTTAAAAGATAGTTATTTTAAACAAGCTATTTTAAACATGAAAGAAGCTAAAAGCCGTTTTAATTCATTTGAACAACAAACACTATTTTAAGATGAGTAAGGAAATTGAATTCAATAAGCTAAATTTATTGTGCCTAGCTATCATTGATAAGTTTGAAGAAATGGAAGATCAAGGATTGATATTTCACAAGCAGAAGCAAATAGGCAAAAGATTTGTGGCCGAATTAGTGAAGGTGACTGGTGTAATTTGTGATGTGGCCAGTCAAACAGACCAGGAAGGATACAAAGAAGCCTTGAATGATGTTCACCGAAGCATTGAAAAGATAGATAAATTCATGGATGATATGTACCTTGAAGGCATCAAAAAACAATGATTTTTATTTATTATCTTTGAAGTATTAAAGCGCACTCCTTACATTATATGCGCTACGGATTTTTTTATAATCCCTTGTTTGATTTTCGAAGTAAGGAGCGAAATGAGAGCGAGGGATTTTTAATTTTATACGACTATGGGGGGTTATAATGAATAGCTACGAGTTAAGCAGAAATTTTATAAATTTTGCATTTGAGAATCCAGACAAAATAAAACCAAACCATTACGCTATTTATTTTTTTGCTATTGAGCACTGCAATAGATTAGGCTGGAAGAAAAAGTATGGATTGCCTACAACAATGGCAATGGAAGCGATAGGAATAAAAAGCTACAATACATACATTAATGCTTTAAATGATTTAGTGGAGTGGGGATTTATTCAACTAATTGAAAAAAGCAAAAATCAATACAGTAGTAACATTATTGCCCTATCAAATTTTGATAAAGCACTTGATAAAGCACTTGATAAAGCATTGATAAAGCACGATACAAAGCATTGTCGAAGCACGGAACAAAGCATTGATAGTATAAATAAACAAGAAACAATAAACAAAGAAACAAATAAACACATACCCACGTTTCACGAATTTAAGGAATATGCAATTAACAAAAAAAATGATGTAGATTTGATTGCATTGGATTTAAAGTATCAATCTTGGAAGGAAAATGGATGGAAGAATGGAAATGGGAAAAAAATCAAGAATTGGAAATCAACTTTGCTAAATACCTTGCCATATCTCAAAGAAAAAAGTTCCGGTAAAAAAGAAAGTGACAATTTCTTAATTTCAAAAATCGAAGTATGAACATAGATATAATCGCCAATGACAATTTTGGCAAGTATCAGCCAAGCCAGGTGAAGATAGCTGGTCATATAAATGATGTTATCAAGGCAATAGGCAAAAAGTATGAGCCAAGTTTTGAGATCAAAACAGATTTTGATAAATGGCTGTACAACAACATGGTTTACTACTTTACCGATGATAGAAGATGTGAGTGGAACTTGAGCAAAGGATTATTATTTCATGGCAAGAAAGGACTAGGAAAGTCATTAAGTTTTAAGATATTTAAAAAGTTGTATTACTACAAGGTGCATTACAATTTTGAACTGGCCAATAAGAAATTTGAAATCCAGGAGATGGATAATCTCAAAGGCAATGTGCAGACATTCTATGAGAAGTGCAAGACATCATTATTCTGCGATGAGATAATGCGAGAAACGAAAGATGATAGCAAAATCATAAATGACTATGGCACAA